CGTAGTTCCAGCCATGCTATAAATCCTGCCATTCTGTCGTACTTGGAGTATACCCCGCCCAAGTTACGGTAGGTGCTATTTGCAACCAAATTGCGTGTGGGTATGTCTCCGAAACTGCCGAACAGATAAGGCTAACTGTCGCCGTATACCTGTCTATGTTCCAGTTCATGCCTTCTACGAACCCGTCAAAAGTAGTTCCAAATACTGCGGGCAATTCATTTGTAAATACGCTAGCTCCAACGTGCATAGCTATTAAAGCGTCCCTTGTGGCGTTACTTACCGTAGGGCTATGTAGGGCTATACTCAATTGTTCAGGGTAGGTTCGTGGGTAGGCTCGACTTTCCAAAAATGCGTTCGCTTGGTTTTGAGCGTCTAAAGCGTTTTCAAGCTGTGTAGACCTTGTGCCTGCTAGCTGTCCATAAGATTCTTGGCTTGTGTAGTCAGCTGCGTAAGCTTCTGCGTTAGCTTTATAAGTCACGGTTACGTCATTTACAACTTCTGACCATTGGGCAGCTTGTTTTAAGCCGTCGGTTAATAAATCGTCAGCTGTTAGGGTTAAAGGCGATTGTGTAGCTCTACTGCTGTAACTGTCATAAAACAGCGAGCCGTCATCAGCTTCATACAAATACCCGCGCCCTGAATTAGCTGCATCTTGAGCAAGCGTCCAAGCGTTAATAACGCCGCCGTTATAGGCTTCCAGCTCGTAGTCGCCAGGCTGGTCAATTTGTGCGGTAAGGCTATCAAGTAAAGCGGCGTTAGTTGCGTCCCAATTTTCCCACGTCGCAATATTGCTTACTGCCTGCCATGTCAAAGTAGGCGGGAGTTCTGTCCAGTCTTGAATAAAAGCATCTCGCAAAATGTTATAAATTCTTGTGCCGTCGAATTCTTTGGCGTAATTAACTGCACCTGTAAGGCGTCTGTTTAATTGAGCTAATACGCCTACACCTGTAATTTTGTAAACTGCTACCGAACCAATGTCGCCGTAGCCTTCTAAGCTTATTTCAATGTCCGAAATAGTTCCAGTAAACAAAGTATTGTAAGTGCCGTTTGTGTTTTGTATTTGTACTGCCACGCTTTCCGAAAGGGTGACATTTAAAGGGCTTGCTGCATCTGTCCACAAACTAATACTGGCTATGCCTACTTGTGCCTGCTCGTAAATGTTCCTGCGCCCTAATTGCAGGGAAATGCCGCCAATAGTGTTATCTGCGTATTCGGTTACACCGCCAAAAATTACTTTAGGGTATGGCGTGTAGGTCGTCATAACGTAGCGCCTACAAAGTTTACCGCCCCTGTACGTCTGGCGCTGTTTTGTAGCAGCTGTTCGATACTGCGACGTGCGCTTTCGCCGTCTATTACGCCGTTAAAAATAAAGGTGTTACCGCCGCCGCCTAACTTATTGTTAGGTATAATTTGCCCGCCAGAAGTAGGTACAAATACCTCACTTCCAAGCTCTCCAACGCGTACCGCTTGACCAGCGCTAACCATGCCGCCTACAGCCTTACCGCCTGTAACTTTGTCAATAATGCCGCCAATAGCCTTTCCAATGGCGCTATTACCGATAGCGTCCATGAGCTTCTTAACCGCGTCCCTTACCCTGTCAATTACATCTACCCATTTATCGAAGTAACCTACTAAGGTATCTTTAATGAAACCGCCCAGTTTTTTAAGCGCGTCGAAAAGACCGTCTACAAAATCTCTAAAAGTTTCCGATTTTTGATAAGCAATAACGAAAGCAGCAATAAGTAAACCAATAGCAATAACTACAAGCCCAATAGGGTTAGCAGCAAGAACCGCATTCCAAATTACTTGTAAAGCTGTAACGGTTTTGACTAAAGCGCTCCAAGCGGTAGTGACTACCGTTACTGCCTTAATCGCATAATTTAGCGCAACTATGCCGCCTGTTAGACCTAAAACTACTAAAGCGACTTTACTAATTATGTCTGCGTTTTCTGACATGTAACCACTAAAAGGCACAATGAGCGCTATTAGTTGCTGGTAAATAGGTAGCAAGCCTTGACCAATTTTGGTTTTAGCATCTTCCATTTGTGCGGTTAAAATGCGCTGCTGATTAGCTGCACCTTCAGAAGTTCGGGCAAAGTCGCCCTGCTGAATAGTTGTCTGCTGCATAATGAGCGACTGCCTGGCTAATACCTTTTGCTGGTCTGTAAAGCCCTTAGTTCCCTTTTCTAGACCCATGCGTAGGGCTTCAGCTTCTACAGCGTCTGCAGATAGTAAAACGCCAAATTGTCTTAAGGGTTCGGATTCACCACGAAGACCCGCGCCAATAGCGTTAATAGCTTGGTCTAAGCTCACGTTATTAAATGAAGCTAAGTCAGCTGCAAGAGTTAAAGTATCGGTACTAAAAGCCGAAAGGTCGTCGCCTGTTAAACCTGCAGCTTTACCAAAAATAGCAAAATCGGAAGCCGCTTCAAGGGCTGCTTTTTGAGATAAACCGATACTTGTAGCTGAAGTTTTGGAAAATTCTACAATGCTGTCTGTAGCGTCTTCAAAAACTACGCTAGTTTTGGACATAGATTCGTTTAAATCGCTAGCTGCGTCAATGGTGGATTTAGCGCCTATAGCAATAGCTCCGAAAGCTAACGCGGCTTTACCAGAAATGTTGTCTAGTTTTTCGCCGAAGTTCTTAAACTTCATTTCAGCGGTTTCTAAGCCCTTGCTAAAGTCGCCTACGTCTGCAAGTAGGTTTAACTTTAATGTTCTAATATCCGCCATTTATTTATCCTTTAGACCAATTATTAAGCACGTCTTCTACTGCGGCTTTCCAACGCGCCGTAATAATAGCTTGATTATCTTTTAATGTTTTAAAGATTGAATAGCCCGCGCTAGGCATAGGAAAACGCCTACCGCCATTTGGAAAACGTCCATTTACGCTGGTTGGATTAGCGCCAAATTCTGAACCAAAAAGCACCTGACCTGAAACAGCGCCACCAGAAAACTTAGACCTAGTGCCGCCAATAGTTACATTAGGTACGCGGTCTTTATTTCCACGGGTAGTAGATAGTACTCTAGCGGCTTGCTTAGGGTAGGGATTAAAAGCTGCGGCTGCTTGAATTTGCCCTGCTGTCCAATTGCTAATAGCTGCCACTTCATTTTTAAGTGTGGTGTTAGCTTCTTTGTCTAGGGTCTTTAAAGCTGCATAAAGCCCTTTTAATTCTGACTGGTCAGGTTTAATACTTATGGATTCTTTAGCCACGTCTATTATTCCTTTCCAAAATTTCTAAAACTGTAAGCAGGTCTTCGGCTGTTCGGTTTTCCCAGTATGTAGGGGTAGTACCAGTAGCTACTGCTATTTCTAACAGCAGCCGCTGGATACTTCCTACTTCGTGGCTTTTGGGTCGGCTTCCGCCAGTTCGATTAGCTCGACTGAATTTATCCAGCTGTCGAAAGGTTTAACCTGTTCCCCTGTACGTTTCAACACCGAATGAGCAAGGAAAGCTAGGTCTTCCATGCCTATACCGCTGGATAAGTCACTAATTTTTCTCTTACTGTGTCGTTCCCATGCCACGAAGTCAGGGACGATAGCAGTCAGGCTAGTTACTTCTCCGTCTGTTGTCGTTACTTTTAGTTCTATTTTCATTTGTTGCCCTGTTCTACTAGTTAAGCGCGGGTTACGCTTCCTTGGTCTACTACAAGCTCAACGGTAGTTGTAAGTACATCTACTGCGCCGCCGCCTGCTGCGGGGTAATTAGGAAAGACGTCCATGGTAAAAGTACTGCCATTTGCATCAAACGTTGCCACAATTGCAGTATCTGGCGTTGCTTTTGCTGCGTCCCATAGTGCGTCACACAAAGAACCAGCTGCGCCCCAGTCTGCAAACATTTCTACAGATAAGGTAGCGGTCTGGTCAATTGTCTTATAAGCGCGTCCCGAAAGTACTTCAAGTACGGCTTGGTTTAGTTCGGTTGTTAGCGTAACTGTAGAAGCTTGCGCGTCGTAGCTGTCTCCGTCAATAGTCAGGGTTAAGTCCCTGCCTGTAATGTAAGTTGCCATTGGGCTAACCCTTCCTTTTTGTTGTTATGTGTTCGTTACTAACTCAATGGTTAATGAGCTAGTAAGCATTTGGTTACCCGAAACTTCTTCTATACGCGGCTGTGACCAGCCGTTAGCAATAGAAGTTCCAGCTGGTAATAAGTCGAATACCGAAAGCATTAGGTTTTCAATGTTCGCTAAAGCTGCTTGGTTATCAGCTGCGCCCACTACCGCGGTAAGTTCAAAACGTACGTTTATTCGATTACCTGCGCCGCCAATACTTGCAGGCACAAGGTAAGGAGCAGCAGGCACAAGCACTAAAGCAGGCGGTGTTATCTGTTCCCGCGGAAAAGCATAAACTACCCGCCCTGCAGCGCTAAGGGCGCTTGAAAGGCTAGTGCGTAGGCTGTTTAGGTCTGCCATTATCCCACCAGGCTATTGGTATCTAAATCTTTACCTAGTAGACCCATTACGCGCTGTAGCATAGAGCGCCCTAGGCGATAAGGAGCAGGTGCAAAATCTACACCTTGCTGTCCCATAGTTCCCTTTTGGGTTTCCCAAATGTCTACAGCTAGGGCTAAACATGCTTCCCTTACGCTGGCGTTTGTGTCAAACAGCGCAACTTGTGAAGCTAGTACAGCCTTTCCGTATGGTCGTAAAGGTGTAAGAATAACGTCAGCAGCCGTAATTGCTACCTTAAAATTGTCTGCGCGGTGTTCGGTAACCGTGCGTGTACCGTTAAAAGTCGCTCCACAAGCTGAAATGGTAAGCGCTGAACCTACTACAAAGTCATGCGGTTCGGCTGTGTAAAAGGTCGCTACGTTGTCTTCAAGTTCTACCGTTACGATACTTGAACGGTTAAAGTCTAAATAGCTCAAAATAATGTCGCTAGCCGCGTCTGCAACTTGCTGTACTACTGCGTCTGAATAGATTGAACCAATACCAAGTACAGCCTTCAATTCTGAAATGCTAATAATTGCCATAAGTTAAACCTTTCAAGTTGGGGTGTAGGGGCGGCACAGGGCAGCACCGCCCCTACGATTATTTGGAGTTACGCGGTCTGTTGGTAAACGCGAACGCCCAAAGGCTTCTTGATAGCCAAAGCGCCGTAACCGTATACGGATACTTCAATTTGACCTGAACCAATTACATCAACGCGTACTTGACGTACTGGGCTTTCGTACCATGTAGCAGCTTCAGGCGCTAGCAAAATCATGCCTTCGTCTGCGCCTGCGCCAATGTGTGGGTCTACGAACAAGGAAGTTCCAAGTACGTTGCCTACAATTGAAGTACCGTTTACAGCACCTGGAGCGTTTGAAGGTGCTGCAGCTGTGTAAAGCGGACGGTCTGACCCGTCTTGGTATCCCATGATGTTTACCCAGTTAGTGGTATTAGCTACAAGGTTACGAGCGAAGTTACCCGAACCTGCGTAAGCTGCTGCGCTTTCGGTTGCGATAAATGACTGCAAACCGTCTGCTGTACCTGCTACTGCTGTTGCATCTGTTCCACCTGAAAGAAGGGCAGATACTACGGCTAGGTCTGTTGCCTTAGCGTAGGCTGTGGACATTTCGCGAAGAAGCTCGGTTAGAAATGCAGGTGAACTTCTGTCAATTAACTCCCAGGATATTCTGCTGGCGCCCGCATATTTGGATACGTCCACCGTCAAAAACGACGAAGTCATAGGTGTACCAAATGGGTCGCCTTCTTCGGCTACTTCTGCAACTGTTGGTGCTTGAGTTAGCTTAGGAATAGTGAAGCTCATTCCACTTGCTGGCAAAGCGCCGCGGGAAATTGCGTCAATTGTCGGACGTCCGTCAATGGTGGTAGAAATGAATTCCTGTAAATGCGGGGCTAAAGTTAGACCTGTATTTGTGGTTGTTGATTCGTCAGCAGCGCGAACGTACTGGCGGCTGTCGTCGTTACCCATAGCAGCTTTAATGCTGTGTTCTAGGTAAGAAGTGCCGTCTACGATTGGGCTGCGTGGTGCGGTGCGAATTGGAGCGGCAGCCTGAATAACAGCTGGTGCTGCTACTTCCTCTGCGGCTTCAACTTCTGGTGTTTCGTTTTCCATAGTTGTTTCCTCTTGGTTTTCCTCAGCGGCTGCTTCGGTGGTTTTTGGGGCGTCGTCTTCACTAGCTGCGACGTCTGTTATTAAAGCGGATTTAAAAGCGGGGTTTGTGACGTGTGCGACCTGCTGTAACGTAGCAGCGCTTACTTTCATTACGCCCTTGTCTATTGTGTATTCATCTGCGCTAGCTTCAATGCTGAAAGCTGGGCGTAAACCTTCGGCAGCTTCAATAAGGGCATCTGTTCCCGCGGTGGTAGGCGCGATTTTAAAGCTCATTGAAATACCAGCTGGGGTAATTTCTTCACTTCCTGCAATACCGCGCCCTAGTGGGTCTGTACGAGAATGTTCCTTATTCAAAATAATTTCTTCTGCTTTGAATTGCTGAAATGAACCAAATTCAAATACGACATTACCCGCGCTTGTATTACCTGCTACCCCAAAAGGTACTACCATGCCCGTAATAGTTCGGTTAGGTACGTCTGCGGCTAAAATCTTGCCGTCGAAGTTAATTTGCATTTGTTTCGCTTCCTCTAGGTGCTAGGTCTTCCATTTCCCTAGCTTCGTTAATGTCAATGAGTCCAAGCTCTAGCATTTTGCCAATTACTTCGATACGTTCCATAGCTGTACCGCGCAAGTATTCTTCGACTTCAAAGCGTACGCGCTGGGTCATTGGTGTTATATCGTCCATGCTTAAGCGCTGTTCTACTGCAATTAAGAAAGGCATAAGCGAAAGGTCAATAAGGCTTCGGCGCTCTTGCAAGGTGTTGCTGTAGGTGCTTGAAGTGCTTTCGGCATTTAAATACCATGCTGGAATGTTCATAAGGCGTGCAATTTCGGTAGCCGTGTTCATGCGATTCGCGCTAAGTTCCATTTGGGTAGCGTCAAAGCCAAAAGTCTGAACTTCAAGATTTCCAGATAGATAAGCGGTTGAGCGCTGGGCGCGAGCTGCTTTCCAGTTAGCTAAAAGGCTGGATACTTGAGCTGCTGGAAGGTCTACGCCGCTATTCTTAATGTACATAGCTGGGTTAGGTTCTTCTGCCATTCGGCTTACTGCTTTTTCTAGGTCTAGTGCGGTTTTAATTGTGCGCCCTGCGCGGGTCAAAATGCCGCCAGTTCCAAGACCGTAAAAAACAATTAACGAATTAACGCCACTCATAGGTACTTGATTGCCGTCTACCCAGAAACCGTCAATAACAATTCCTGTTAAACCGTCTGTTTGGTAGGTTACGCGTAATGGGTCAATGCGTCGCGCTCTTGTAGGACGTCCGTCTTCTGGCGATACTTCTAACACCTGCCAGTAAGCCACGTCGTCGAAAAGCAAGTCAGCAAAAGTGTAAGACATGGTAACAGCTGTAGGAAGCGCTGGGTCTGGCTGCTCTAAAATTGTGCGCCCATAGACTTTTGCGTTTGTTGTTTTGTTGTAAGCATGTAAAGGAAGACTTGCAGCTGTACCGCAGATAATAGACCGCGCTCTAGCTACTGCTGGTACTTCCATAGCTTCTTGCCGTGTCGTAAATGGACTCATAAACATAGGCGCGAAGTTTTGACTTGGTAAAACATTTATAGCAGCTGTAACTGTTGCTGGTTCAGCTGCTTTTATTTCAGACGTAAGCGAAAATACATCTAGTAAACCCATGTTATAAGTATGCGCTTTATTTCGACATGTTGCTAATTATGCAACACTTTGTAACGCTATTCACCGTGTCGCGCCTAACGATTAGTAAGCTCTTGACCCCTCTTAGCGCTAGGCGCGACTCTCGGGGTGACCTGTGAACAGGTTAAACCGACATTATCACAGCTTCGGCTTGTGGGGTAGTAGCATGTCCAACAGCCATAACTAAAGCGACAGCTGCGCTAATTGGATTAGTCGCGGCGCGTCTGGCAATTCTCCAGCCGCCGTCGCCTGCTGGTCTTCTGGCGCAGGCTACTAAGTGTTCATGCATAACCGCTTGTCCAGCGTGTATTAGTTGCCCGCTATTCATAGCGTTTAGTGTCTGGTCGCAAGCTATA